CGTTTAAGATAGTCCCATAGTTCTCGACCGTCTTTCATCCATTGTAGATTTTCCCAGAATGCTTCGCCTAACTCATCGATTAGCGGCCATAGTGAATCTTTACCATGAGCCTTTTCATAGGCTTTTGGCGAAAGTTTTTCAGTATTGCTAGCAAGCTCAATGAATCCTCTATCAAAATCAACCAAAACTCCGTCAAGATCACAAAAGATCCTAAAGCCATTTGATTTTTCCTCGTTCACGAATTGCGAGAAACTTTTAAGATTGCTCATTTAATTCAAATTGTGTTTCTTGATCCTTATTGATTATGGCTAAGAGATCATTTGCCATTACTAGGTGATAACTTTGACCATCCCATTTTACGTCAAGGCCTGAGTATCTTTGGTAAAGAACTCTGTCCCCAACTTTAACTGGGCATTTTGAATTGTCTGCAACTAGGTGACCTAGGCCGACCACTTTGCCAGTATTGGGACGCTTGCGTGCATCCACTGATAGTAAAATTCCTGTCTCAGTTTTTAACTCTACACTATCAGGTAGAATTAAAAGCCTTTCAAATAATGGAATAAATCCTTGTTGAACGTCTATGCTCATTAGTTCTTGTAATTTTTTTTGAATTTGTAATAGTTAAACTTACGTCTTACTGTTAAATCAACGCTTTGTTTGATCGATTCTAGTACGTCAGTTGGAAAAACTGCTGTGCTTAAACGGATTAGTGTCTTGTTACGATTAAGGTTATTCTCGATCGTCTGCCATTCACCAGGTTCCTTTATCTTTAGAACGTCACATGTAACTTCACGTAAAATATCAATGAAACCTTGATCACCTGAATCAATTAGGGGAGTGATCTCTTTCCAGTCATACGATTCACGTAAGTGGTCAATTATCTTGGTTACCTTGGCTGGAGTCATTTTTGGATGAACTCTTGGAATATTATCTGAAGAATCTCCACCTAAGCACTTAGTTAGAATGTCTAGGGTTGGATCAACTGTTAGATGTTTATAATCCTTTTGGGTCAAATCATTAAGTATGTTAACGATTGCTGAATTATCAATTGATTCAATGTCAAAATTGAATAGATCGATCTCAGCTTCTTGGACCTGCCCAAAATCTTCGGTAGTGTAGATCTTTTTGTACTTAGTCATCTGCTTTGGCATTATCAGAATTACTTTACGCTTGTTACTTTCAAGCAACTGAGTTAAGTCTTTGTCAACTGACCAAATACAGATGTCTTCCTTTAGGTTTTCGCAAATATAGGCAATTAAATCATCACCTTCCGCTCCAGGAACCCGGTTAACAACAATTCCGTATTCATCAGATATTGTGTTCAAGATTTCAGTTTGGAAATACTCAAAAAAGAGATAGATTTTATCGTCGTATTTACGTTGACCTTTATAAGAGAAGTCGCCCTCACCGTGGGTTTCAAAATGTTCCCTGATGTATTTCTTTCTCCAACTCTTAGAGTCAAATACAAAAAATACGGAACTGATATTTTCCTTAAACGGAGCAAGAATACTTCCTAGGTAGTTTACAGAAAACGACCTGAAAGTATCCTTACTTGCTTGTTTAAGCATGAATTTGTCGTCATTCAACAGATCAGAGACGTAATACTTTTCGCCCACGCGTTTGTCATTAGCTAAGATGTTCTTTGCTATGCTAACCGCGACATTAAGAAAGGCATTTCCATCAATGATTAAATTCATGTTAGTTTTATTTAGATTGTTCTACATTAGGTTGAGGCTTGCTCAACGTTTTAATAGCTTTTGCAATCAACTCGGCTTCGTCCAAGTTAAATACTCCTTTTGCTTGACAGTGATTAGCTGATGAAACTAGCACAAGTACTGCATGTTCGGGAGTTAAGTTTGCCAAGAATTTTTCGTAATCTGCTTGGTCTGTGTAACTTATCGAAGACAGTAAAGTTGCAATAGGTTGCTGAGCCTCAGCCTGAGGAGTTTCAACGGTTGTAGTTGTTTCCGAATTAGCGTTTTTCTTATTTGCCATGTTGTTTGGATATTTTTATAGGTCTGCGAATAAATCGTCTAGGTCATCTGCTTTAGCTGGAGCTGATTTAGCTGGAGCTGGTTCACTTATGAAATCATCATCAAGGTCAATTGACATTGAGCTTGACTTTGTAGCTGGTGCTGGAGAGAATTCAATATCTTCTCCCATTGGAGCTTGCGAACGATTCACTGGTTTTGAGTTGGTGAAGTGTTTCTTCATTCTCTCATCCTTAGTATTTGCAACTAAGTTGTCAATGATTTGTTTGTAAGGAACGATTGCTTTAATGTATTCTGCAACCTTTTCGTACTCATTGTCCGTCCATTCTTTCAAGAAGTACTGGCTCATGTCTGGCGAATTCTTTTTAAAGTATTCGCTAGTGAATTGCATTACTTTAGGATCGGTTGAAACTGGAATTTCTTTACCTGCATGAGTAATGATTAATGGGCTAACTTCGTTCATGAATTTACTTGAGCTGAAATCTCTCCATGCTTTAGTTTTGCGCTTGATAACCAATACAAAATCCTTACCTTGAGTAAGTGAGAATGGATTGATTTTTTGAGTCGTTACTAATTCAGACTCCGGATTGATTTCTTGTTGGATCAAGTTATCAATTGTGTAACCGTACGAGTACACCTTGATTTGACCTTCTAAGTTAGGGAACTGAGGATCTTTCTTGACGTAAACGCAAGAGTAGTAGTTGTAATAACGATTGAAGTACTTTTGGATTTCCTCAACAATTTGAGGTTCCTCGTTTTTCAAACGTTTCAACTCTAGATCTAAAGTCCAAAGAATTGATGAAGCTCCCGTTGTTGAAGGGCAATCCACATACAATTTCTCATTGGTTAGAGGGTTGGTAAGTTTAGCAGCATACTTCTTGTAGCGGCTTTTAGACGGATCCGTTACCCATGGGATAAAACGAATTACCGATTTGTAAATACCGTTCTGACCTTGGTCTGGACCGGGATTGTACATGTTCTCGTCGACTTTACGAGCAGCAGATGATGATTTTCCTGAGAAATCATCGAGATTGAGATTGAATAGATCTTCCATGTTCAAAAATGATTTTAATTTATAAAATTGTACTAAAAAACCGTAAGTAGTTTCAAAAAATAAGGGCGAGTTTTTTAGACCCGCCCTTTAATGTGAACTTTTTATTAAGATATTAAGCTTTAGGCTCGTTAGTCTTTGCTTCTTGAACGTGAGTTCTGCCGGCTTGACAAACTGCTTTAATATCTTGCAAAAGTTTACGAGTTCTAGTTCCAGCAGACTTGTTACCTTTTTCGTAGAACTTCACAGTTTCGTTTTCAAGTTGAGAAACTGCTTCTTTTAATTCAGTTAACCATTGTGGTGTCATAATTTCAAAGATTTTTTGTATCTTATATAATAAAAATTCACCCGGTTTTAAATTTTAATAAACTTTGTTGGAAAATTTGGCTTCTGGATAGACTTGTTTTGTGAATTTTATCCATGCCCTAATGACTTTATTGAATTGTTCGTTAGTTAGCAAGCCAGACTTAGTGAAAGGTCTCAGATAGAGTTCAAACTCTTGATCTATTGGAATTCTCTTTCGGACGGCGGATGCATGCATACCGGCAACCATTGCTGGAATTTCGTCAGACAGTAAAAAATACTTATATGAGGACTCTGCGCCCGATCTAACCTTTCCTGGCGTTTTAATTATGTGGCCAGTTCTACGGTTGATTCCGGTTTGGAGCAGATGTTCTATTTCGTGCCTAACGTATTCAACCAATTTATGATTAAGCGTCTCATAACTTAGAGGTTCTGCATCTGGGCTAATGTATAGAACTAATTCTAGTTCAGGTTCATCGTAATCTGAAGCATTTGGGATGTAAGCGTTCGCATCTAGTGCAAAACCGTTATCTTCAAAATTTAAAACTTCCCAAGGTAGAGTTTTAAAGTGAGCTGATCTTCGTGGATTAAATTGAACTACTCTTTTAACTATAAAATTTAGACTAAACTCCAATGGATCAGAATACGTGAATTCTTTGTGAATTGCTTTTCCTGGCTTGGTACCAGCAGTACTTTTCACAATCGAGAAAAGATCGTGAGCTATTGCAATGGCAAGAGAATCAAATTTTGATTCATATATGAAGTTACTAAAGCGTTTTATCATTTATGGGTTACGAAAATTAGGTCAAGCTTAGAAGTAGACGGAATTAATTTAGTATCATAATCAACGTCAACATCGCCTCGATCTTTACCTAGTTTATTTGAGGTTGCGGCTCCTTTTAATTTATCAAATAGAGTCTTTTCAATCTGTTTTTTACCGCTTACTGCTTGAGACAAATCATCTTTGTTTGTATCTAGCTTGGAATCAGTGATCCATTTGTCAAGATCAGCTTGATTGATTTCGTATTCTTTGTATCTCTTTACTCCGCCGCCATCAGCATACTTAGAGTGCCAAGGTTTATCGGCATCTAAAAATACAACTTTAAATACTGAAGTTGTAGCGGTTGGAGCAGGCGCATTTGGATCAGGGGGTAGTGTTGCACCGGCTAACGGGTCAGACATTGGCGCTCCTCCTAAATCAGGAGGTGGCGGTGGAGGTGATGATAACGGATCAGCCTCTGGAGCTGGAGCAGGTTCAGCAGCTGGTTCCGGGGCTGGAGCTGTCTCTTCTTCCTCCAGTAATAACTTGAATTTGTCAAATGATAGTATTTCCATGGTAGTATTATTTATAAACCAAAAATGGGGACACAAGGCCCCCATTTGATTGAAATTACGTTAAATTTATGATCCGCAAGCTAGACATTCATCCTTGTTATCAAGAGAACAGACAATATCATTTGCATTCTGTAGAGTGTCGTCTTGAGTCACCTGAATGACCGGTTGTGATTTAGCAGAGGCATCTACACCTAGGCCAGCAATGGCTGACGTAGCAGCTTCAGTTCTTAGATAGT